GACTCGCAAACCTACGCAAATATGGCAGAGGCAAGGCTTGCGCTGTATGAGGAAACTATCATCCCATTACTTCGCAGAATTGAATCTGATTTATCTGAATGGTACAGCATAGCCTACGGTGAGGATATATACGTTGAATATGATGTAGACGATATTCCGGCAATCACGGAGCGCAGAAAAATAGTCTACGATAGCGTAAATGCAGCGGTAGCGGCTGGAATTATGACGCGGAATGAGGCGCGTGAACGTCTAGGATTATCAGAAGTGGATGGAGGCGATCAATTACTTGTCCCTGCAAATCTTTTCCCGATTGGAATTACTGATACTGATACAGACCTTGCGCCTGAAGATGCCGATAAAATGGCGTATGGATCAAAACAAGTTAACACAGTGCCAACAGATGAAATGGCAAAAGAAGCGCAGCGCGGATTAGATTGGCGCAGGGAATACAACCGAGGTGGCACATTAGTCGGTGTAACAAGGGCAAATCAGATTGTAAATAAAGAATCACTTAGCGAGAATACTATTCGCCGCATGGTGTCATATTTTGCAAGACATGAAGTTGACAAGGAAGCAGAAGGATTCAATCAAGGTGAAGATGGTTATCCGTCAGCAGGTCGTATTGCATGGGCATTATGGGGTGGCGATGCTGGAATGGAATGGGCAAATAATAAAGCCGACGAATTTGATTCAGAAGATGAATTATAAAATTATAACAAAGGCTAGGCGTAAGAAAATATCGCCACGCAAGCAGTATATGGTTATGCAGCGCGAAGCAAGCAATTACGAAAAAAGGCTTGCAAGCGATCTATTATCAACATTTTCTAATATCTATAAAAGTATATCGAAAGAATACGCCGATACAGGGCGTTATCCTGAGCGCGATCATATAGACGAAAAGATTAATCAGGTATTACTAAAATTTTACAGAAATATAATAACTGAATTTTACAAGCGCACAAAAGATCAGGCAGGAACAAAAGACGATACAATATCTAATTTAGTAAAAAGATATATCAATACTATCGGCGCACGAAATATAAAAGAAATAAGCAGAACAACAAGGCTGAATATTAGAAAAATAATAGATACGTCGATTCAAGAAGGATTATCTATAAACGATATATCCAAAAATATACGGGAAGAATCAGGTGGCGCAATAAACAAAGTAAGGTCATTTACCATTGCCAGAACAGAAACACACAGCGCAATGAATTATGGAAACATTGAGGCAGCAAAGGAAATTGCCCCGGCAAAAGCAAAAAAGCAATGGATCGCGGCATTAGATGACAGGACGCGCGAATGGCACAAAAACATGAATGGTGTCACTGTAGGTATTGACGAAAAATTTAATGTGCTTTATAAAGGCATTAATTACAATATGGAAAGACCCGGCGATCCAGCGGGAGGGCCGGCAAATGTAATTAATTGCAGATGCGCGTTAATATTTATTTTTGACGACGAAACGGTGGAATAAAAAAATGCCAATACCCGCACCAAGTCCAGATGAATCTGAAGATGATTTTATAGGTCGCTGCATGGGCGATCCTTCGATGGTTTCTGATTTTTCCGAAATAGACCAGCGTTATGCAATCTGTATATCTTCCTTCCGCGAAAAAGATCAAAAGAGCGTAAATACTGAATACTTGTCGATTGACGCTGAAATCAAAACAATGGACGGCGATCAGGAAAAAGGACAATTCACTGGATATGGGTCAGTATTCGGAAATCTCGATCTTGGTAATGATATTGTTATGCCCGGAGCCTTTGCAAAAAGCATTGCACAGAAAGGCGCACGAGGCGTAAAAATGCCTTATCAGCATAAGAGCGATGAGCCGATAGGCGTTTATGACGAAATCACAGAAGATAAAAAAGGTCTGAAAGTAAAAGGCAGACTGGCAATGGGTACGCAGCGAGGGCGCGAAGTATATGAACTTATGAAGATGGGCGCATTGTCCGGCTTATCCATTGGCTTCCGTGTTTCAAATAAAGGCTTTTCATACGAAGATAACGGAAGAAAAAGATTATTAAAAGACGTTGATTTAATGGAAATCAGCGCAGTTACTTTTCCGATGAACACAAGGGCAACTGTGCAATCGGTTAAGGGTAATAATAGAACGGTGCGAGAATGGGAGGAGCTGCTGCGAGATGTAGCAGGACTTTCAAGATCGCAATCTAAGATGACAGCAACGGCTATCATTAAATCCTTGAAACAGTGGGATGCTGAAAATGCAAAGGATTCGACATTAGTCACTGAAATCAACAAACTTATCAATATCATTAAAAACTAGGAGCAACAAAATGGAACATGATTATTCAGATGTAAAATCAGCCATTGAAGCTACTTGTCGTGCGTTTGAAGAATTTAAGAAAACGAATGACGAGCGAGTACGCAGGCTGGAAAAAGGAAACAGCGATTCACTTGTTGACGCAAAACTGAGCCGCATTGAAAAAGAACTCGATCAGCTTGAAAAGATCAATCAGGAACTTACGCTGTCCAAGCAGAACGAGAAAAACATCAAGGAACAGCTTGATAACATCGAAACGATGATTAAGCGTCCTGCTATGGGATTGAACCATAAACAGGTTGATCGCAAGATGGAAGTTTTCTCGAAGTGGTTGCGTAAAGGCAAAGAAAATCTGGATCGCGATGAAGTTAAGGCATTGACTGTAGGCGATGACACTCAGGCTGGATTCCTTGCCCCGCCGGAATACGTTGCGGAACTCATTAAGACCGTTACCGAAATCTCACCGGTTCGTCAGGTTGCCCGTGTTCGTACCACCAGCCAGCGGTCTATTCAGATGCCTTCGAGAACGGCTACTTTTGCCGCCTCTTGGGTTGCTGAAACTGGCACGCGGTCTGAAACAACTGGATACACGACTCAGCTTGAAGAAATCCCGACGCATGAACTGTATGCGCTTGTGGATATTTCCGAAGCCCTGCTGGAGGATAGCGTATTCAATTTGGAATCCGAAATGTCAACCGAGTTTGCCGAGCAATTTGCGAAGGCTGAAGGCGCGGCATTCACGACTGGTAACTCGGTTGGTAAACCTGAAGGCTTCACCACCAACACCGGCGCAAGCACTACTGGCGGTTCAGGCGTTGTGACTGCTGATACGCTGCTCACTCTGGTTCATGCGATTAAGACCGAATACGGCAGAAATGCTATTTTTGCATTCAATCGTACTACGCTCGGCGCAATCCGTAAGCTGAAAGATACTGCCGGTCAGTACATATTCCAGCCCGGAATGAGTGGCATTGCTGGCGTTCCGAATACGATCTTGGGATATCCGTATGTTGAAATGCCGGATATGGCTGATGTTGCATCAAGCGCAAAGTGTATTGTGTTTGGTGACTTCCGCGCGGCTTATACGATTGTTGACCGCATCCAGCTTTCAATCTTGCGCGATCCGTTTACTCAGGCAACCAGCGGCAATGTTCGCTATGTTGCTCGTAAGCGCGTTGGTGGTCAGGTTGTGCTGCCCGAAGCAATCCAAGCCTATGTACCGTCTTAATGGAGGATTAAATAATGTACGATTTATCTAATAAAATAGCGACTGGCATTTCTGTTAAGAGTGCCGTCATTAACTCTAATACTACTGGCAGCGGCGTTGATCTTGATGGTTACAATTCTGCTGTTATGATTGTAAATGTAGGCGCAGAAGGCGTAACTCTGTCCGGTTCTGTATATTTTGAAGTTGCCATTGAGCATTCAGATGATAATTCTACTTTTACAGCTTGCACCCAAGCTAATATTGTAGATGGGACTATTGCATCAAGCGGTATTTTTTACAAAATAGATGGAAGCGGCGAAGGCGATCCTGATACTACTGGTAAAATCTATCGGGTTGGTTATGTTGGTGCTAAGCGTTATATTCGTGGCGTAATTACCAAGACTGGCACGATGGCTACTGGAACACCTCTCGGCGTGTTTGTAATTAAAGGCAATGCTCGCCATAGTGCGGACAATGCTTTTACTGCCCATAATGCTTAAAATATAAGCAAAATAACCGGACAGGGATTAAACCTTGTCCGGTTTTTTTATTTGAGGATACACAATGCCAATCGTAATGATAAAAAATGCCGTTGGAATAAATGATCCTGATGGCAATACTACAAGAAACTATCTCGAAGGCGAGATTATACAGACCGATATAGAATGGAAAAATAAACTTGCCGCTAGATTTATAGAGCAAGGTTACGCAAATGAGATTCATGCTTCAGGCGAAGAAATAGAAACGAAAAAGAAGCGCAGAAAAAAATCTGAAGAATGAAAACTATTGACTCAAATATAAGTACACAGTTTTCTAGCGATTCAGTTGTACCTTATTTTGCTGTCAGCGCAACATTCAATGCTTCGCAGACATTGCGGATATGGTCTGGTTATGGCGATATAACAATATCAGGCAATACTTACTCCGGCGCGGGAGAATTATTATCTATCACGCCAGTACAGGAAACCGCACAGACAAGGGCAGACGGTGTTGAGATAACAATATCAGGTGTACCGGCCGCGATATTAACCTATGCCTTGGACGCAGAATATCAGAACAAAGCCTTGATCATATATCTAGGCGTATTGTCTAAAACAACACTGCAACCGTCAGGCAATCCTTATATTTTATTTTCTGGTTTAATGGATATTATGACGATTAATGATGGGGCAGATAACTTGTCCATAACCGTTAGCGCGGAAAATAAGTTGATTATCTTAAATCGTGACAAGGTTTTAAGATATACAGATCAAGATCAAAAAAGATTATTTCCTAACGACAAAGGACTTGAATACGTTGCATCTATTCAAGATAAGCCATTGACATGGGGCGCAGGCGGTGGATTAGCAGCCTTTGCACCAAGAAATACCGCTGAAGATATAATAAGGCGCAGGGAAGATGAATAACAGGATACGCCTAAGCAACTGGTCATCTAATGTAAATAATACTATCGACGCATGGCGATATAAAAATTTTACATGGGGCAAATATGACTGCCTTCATCTGATTTACGATATAGAAAAATCTATATATGGTCACAGTCTAATATCTGCTATTGCCGATGAAGAATATGCAGATAAAGATCAAGCGTTGAAAATGTGCAAAAAATATGGATACCAGAACTGGATTGAAATTATAAAATCACTTTACACGCAAATAGATAAAAGACTTGCAACTCTGGGCGATATAGGTCTGGCAAAATATGATGGCGTATATTCTTGTGCTGTTTGCGTTGGCGTAAAATATGCGGCAATGAGCGATTCTGGCATGGTGTTTTTTGGCGCGGAGCATATAAAAAGATCATGGCGTATTTGATACTACTTTTGCTATTCCCGATAGCCGCTAGTGCTGATCCTGTCAGCGCATTTATAACTGCCGCAGTATCGACAGGCATAGGCTATGCTGGCGGTCAAATAGCAGCAGCAGCTATTGCTAAGGCTTTTTTTGTCAGCTTTGCAACTACGCTTGCCCTTACAGGCGCGGCAAAAGCCCTTGCGCCTAAGCCTAAGCGACAGCAATCAGCAACGATTAATCCAAGCACATCGCAGACCTTTATGGTACGTGATGCGGTAGCAAGCCGTAAAATAATATATGGAACCACAAGAGCATCCGGCGTTATAACATACGCGCAAACAATAAATAATGAACTGCATCTTATAATTGCAATAGCCTCACACGAAGTAGAATCATTTAATCAGTTTTATTTTAATGATGAATCTGTAGCATTAGACGGTAATGGATGGGTTCAAACACCTAGCAAATATCTAAACAAGGCTAGGATTTTATACAGGACTGGCGCAGACGATCAGATTGTAATGCAAGAACTTGTTGATGCAACAGCAGAATACGCAGAAATTACAACAGACGGAATTTGGACAACAGATCATGTAATGTCAGGCATTGCATATTTGTATGTAACGCTGATAAATGACACAACAGCATTTTCTAATGGCGTGCCGAATATATCTGCAAATGTGTCAGGCAAAAAATTATACGACACACGAACAGCCACGACAGCATATTCAGAAAACCCTGCCCTTGTTTTATACGACTATTTGACTAACACAAGATACGGACTGGGAGTTGATGTAGCAGAAATAGACACTACTGCATTTAATGCGGCAGCAAATTCATGTGATGAAACTGTGACGACTTCAGAGGGAGCATCTGAAACTAGATACACAGCAAACGGAACAATAGATACAGATTCATCTTATGCCAGCAATATTGAAGCAATACTGTCTAGTATGTATGGAACATTGTTTTATTCTGGCGGCTTATTCTCAGTAAAGGCTGGCGTATATCAAACTCCAACCATTACATTGACGCAAGACGACTTTATTTCTGAACTCATTATCCAGACAAGGCAAAGTAAAAGGGATTCTGCAAACGGGATTAAAGGAACATTTAATCCGATACAGACTAATTATATTACAGCAGATTATCCGTCAATCGTTTCTAGCACATTCGTATCAGAAGATGACGGGGAGGAAAATATACTAGACTTGCCGCTGCCTTTGACTACATCGCCGACAATGGCACAGCGCATTGCAAGGATTGCTTTGTACAGAGGGAGAGAACAGCTATCCATCAATGTAAAGTGTAATTTACGCAATGCTTTTACGCTGCAAGTTGGAGATAGCGTGATGGTAACAAAATCAAATCTTGGCTTTTCTGGCAAGGTTTTCCAAGTAGCGGAATGGGCATTAGATATAAATTCAGACGGTCTGTATATAAATTTAACGCTCAGGGAAATATCAAGCTCTGTTTATGATTATGAACTTGCAGATGAAAAGGTATTTACAGCAAACAATACATCGTTGTTTGTTCCAGATGTTTTAGGTGCGCCCGGAATATCTGTAACTGAAGAATTACGAGATTATAATCAGCAAGTAATCACTGCAATTATTGTAACTTTGTCAACGTCAGAATATTTTATAGACAGATATGAGGTTGACATAAAACGTAATATAGACACCGTATGGACTAGCATAGGAAATTCTACAACACAGATATACGAATATCTGAACGCCGAAGATTTAACAATTTATAACGTCAGGGCGCGGAGCATTGGAGCATTTAATCAGCGCAGCGAATATGCGACTGCCAATATAACGGTAATTGGTAAATCAGCACCACCGTCAAACGTAACTAATTTTTCTGTAAATATAGTTGGCGATCTGGCGGCATTATCATGGACACCAGTAACAGACCTAGATTTGTCGCATTACACAATTAGACATTCTGCCGCAACGTCAGGCGCTATTTATTCATCATCGAGGACGATATTAGAAAAAGTATCAAGACCAGCAAATCAAGCGATTGTCCCAGCAATAACTGGAACATACTTTATAAAAGCGATTGACAAGTTAGGGTTTGAATCCTTAGCAAGCGCACAAACAATCGCTATTATAAATAAAATAGAAAATCTTGCTGGCGGATACGAAACAGCAATAACAGTAACAGAAAATCCTACATTTTCAGGAACGCTAGACGATACTGCTATTGTTGATAGCAAAATAGTTTTAGACACTACTACTTTATTCGATGACACATCAGGCAACTTTGACGATGCTCTAGGTTATTTTGATGGCGGCGGCGGATATGTTGACAACGAAGGTTATTATTATTTTGCTAATAAAATAGATTTAACTTATAAGTACACAATCAGATTATCCCAAAATGTTACGATTGAAAGACTGGACTATACAAATCTTTTTGATGATGGATCGGGTAATTTTGACGATAGGCAAGGAAACTTTGATGGAGATTCTATAGAATCAGGCGCAACAGATGCTATTTTGCAAGTATCGATTACAAATGATAATCCGGCATCAGGCGGCGCGACTTGGACAGAGTACAGGGATTTTATAAAAGGTGATTACACAGGGCGCGGTTTCAGATTCAGGGTCATCTTAAAGAGTAGTGATGATCAGGCTACACCAGCGATTAGCGTATTATCAATCATCGGGCAGTTGCCATACAATTATACAACGGGGCAAGATATTGCATCAGGGACAGGCGCGGGAGGCTATACTGTTACATTCCCGACACCTTTTTATCAGACAAAAGGCATCGGAATAGCGGCGCAGAATTTAGCAACAGGCGACTATTATGAGATTGTTTCTAAATCATCAAGCAATTTTGTAATAAGATTTAAGAACAGCGGCGGCACTGTAGTTAGCAGGACATTCGATTACACAGTTGCAGGATTGGGTCAATTAGTAGCATAGGAGATTTATAAATGGCACAGCATGACATGAACATTGCAAATCAGGGCTTTCCTAATTTTAGGTCAGACTTGAATAATGCTTTAAGCGCACTGGTGAGCAATTCATCCGGCAGCACTGCACCGTCTACAATGTTTTCTTACCAGTGGTGGCTTGATACAAGCACAACGCCGACCACTCTTAAAATGCGAAATACGGCTAATGACGCATGGATAACTGTTGCATTTTTTAATCAATCAACAAACTTAATGAGCCTTAGCACAACGACAATCATATCAACCAGCGTGACATCATTGGTAGTTGGAGCAAATGGGTCTACAAATCCGGCATTTACTGTTGACTCATCTACAGCATCACAGGCAGCAGGATTTAAGATTACCGGCGCGGCTACGGGCGGGACTGTCGCTCTTGTTGCTACGGATTCAGGATCAAATACTAATCTTACCTTTAATGCAAAAGGCACTGGAACAATAAGCATTGCAAACATTTCAACGGGCAATGTAATAGTTGGAGGTAGCGGGTCTGCAAATCGTAGAGCAGTAATAACAGCAAACGGACTTGCAACTTTCGGATACAGTGACAATAGTTTGCAGTCAAATGTAACTTTGGAAAACTTAGACACTTCATCAACAACAAATCACGGATCATCTATACTTTGGCGAACTTGCGATAATTCAACAACTACAGCTATAAATTCAGGTCGAATCGCTGTTATAAAAGAGCAGTTATGGACTACAACAGCATCTACCCAAGATTCGGCTATGGTTTTTTATACCACACTAGACGGTAGTCTAGGTGAAAAAATGAGAATCGGGTCAGCAGGTAATCTAACGGTAATTGCCGGAACAGTCAGCGCACCGGCTATTGTAAGCACTACAGGAACATCAGATACAGGTCAATGGTTCCCCGCTGCGGACACAATAGCATGGTCTACTGGCGGCAGTGAGCGAATACGTCTCAACTCTAGTGGGAATACATTGTTAAATACTACCGCAACTTTTGGGAATGCCGCGAAGTTAGAAATATTATCCGATTCTGGGTCGGCAAATCTTATAAATCTAAGGCAGGTTAGTGCAACTGCTGGGGATTATGTACGACTTCTAGTATTGAGTGACAGTACATTCCAAATATCAAACGCAGGAAACACTGCTGGCGTTTCATTATCTTATGGCGGCACATCATGGTCTGCTATTTCAGATGAGCGCAAAAAGCATATAATCGAGCCTATAAATGATGGATTGAATAAAGTTGCAAAATTAAGATCAGTAATAGGTCGATTGAAAACTGATAAAGAAGATGCAAGAAGGTCAATGCTTATTGCACAAGATGTATTAGCTGTACTTCCCGAAGCAGTAGAATATAAAGAAATAGATGACACATATTATTTATCTATTACAGACGTTATACCTTTGCTAGTTTCAGCAATTAAAGACTTAAAATCTATTGTTGAATCTCAGCAAAATCAAATCAACGCATTGAAATAAAGGTATAAAATAATGGCTGGATTAAAATTAATTACCGCGCCAGCGAGTGAGCCAATATCAACATCAGACGCTAAGTCTTTTTTGCGAGTTGATACGTCAGACGATAATGCTCTTATAGACAGGCTTGTAAAAACAGCAAGGATATTCTGTGAAGAATACACGGGCAGGGCATTAATAAATCAGACTTATGAATTTTATATAGATGCGTTTTCAGAAGTTGACACGCCATTATGGGAAGGAATACGAATTGGCGCAGATATTAATTTATATAAAAATTATATAAATCTACCAAGACCGCCATTATCCAGCGTAACAAGTATTTATACATACGATGATGCAGATACAGGCACGTTATTTCCTACAACATCTTACTATGTTGATTCAATAGCCTTGCCCGGACGCATCGTGTTACGCAATGGCCAGACTTGGCCTTCATCTTTGAGAACTGCAAACGGCGTTAAAGTGACCTATATTGCAGGATATGGATCGTCAGCCTCAGATATACCAGAATCCTTGATTACAGGAATGAAGGAGCATGTATCATATTTATACGAAAATCGAGGCGATGATGAAAAAGTAAATAATATTCCTATAATCGCAAAGCAATTATATATGCCTTACAGGATATTGTCTTTTTCTAGCAATCCTTTTTCTAATAATACGCTGGGCAAGGTTATTTTCTAATGACGACCAGAATCGGAAATATGCGTGAAAGGATTGTATTCCAACAGCAATCAAGGACTGTAGATTCTATGGGCGGCGCAGCGGTAACATGGTCTACTGTCACGACTGTATGGGCGAGCGTGGATGAAACTTCAGGCAATGAAACATTCCCGACGCTTCAGATACAGCCGCAGACTACCGTAACTTTTATGATTAGATATTTATCAACAATTACGCAGGCAATGCGGATTAGCTGGAATTCTAATTATTATAATATTCAGTCAATCATCAATGAAGGCAACCGTGATAAGTATCAAAAGATAGTGGCGACAAGAGGCGTTGCTGTTTAATGGCAAGCGTGAGCGTAAAAAATGCAAGGTCGGTTGATGCTATTCTGGATAAGTTGGAACAGCAATCTAATGATTATTATGCAAAAGTTATAAATTACGCTGTAAATCAGGTAAGGAATGAAGCGATCTTGGGAATACAGCAAACGCCTAGAACTGGAAAAAGATACAAAAGAGGCAAAAAGACGCATATAGCATCATCGGCAGGGAATCCACCAGCAATCGACACTGGAAGATTACTTAATAGCATAAATTATGCTATAAAAAATAGATACACAGGCGAGGTTTATGCGTCAACAGAATATGCTGCTGCATTAGAATTTGGGACTGTAAGAATGGCGGCAAGGCCATTTATGCAACCAGCATTAGAAAAGAGCAGAATAAAGATACTAGACTACGCAAAAAAATTTAAGTATAAAAAATAATGGCACTACACACATCAAATCTTAGAAACGCAATTTATACAAGGCTAACCAGCGATGCCACACTGATGGCATTGATAACTGGCGTATATGATGATGTTCCAGAAATAACCAGCTATCCTTATGTTGTGTTAGGTGACGACTCAGACATAAATTATGGCACTAAAACATTAGATGGTGTTCAATACGTCATAAATATACACGCTTGGAGCAGAAACAGAGGCGTAAAAGAGGCGACAGAAATACTAGAGCGCATTTATTATTTATTGCATGAATATGCTATAGTTGTTACAGGTGCGTCTGCGGTACATATTAGGCAGGAGTTTAATACTGTACTTACAGATGATGATGGTATTACTCGGCATGGCATCATCAGATTCCGTGTTGTTATATTCGACAATAATTAGGAGATAAAACATGGCAGCACAAAAAGGCTCTGCGCTACTTTTGAAGATTGGCAATGGCGCATCACCCGAAGTATTTACAACGATTGGCGGCTTGCGTTCAACGTCAATAAGTCTTAACGAAGAAGCGGTAGACGTTACGACAAAAGATAGCACTGGCAAATATCGTGAATTGCTTGCACAAGGCGGCATTGTAACGGTAAGCGTATCAGGATCAGGCGTATTCACAGATGCGGCTAGTGAAACAACGCTGAAATCGGCCTTTAATTCGTCAACTTTCAAAAACTTTCAGTTTCTTGTCCCTGATTTTGGAACTTTTACTGGTGCATTTCAGGTGTCAAGCCTTGAGTATGCCGGTGAATATAATGGCGAAGTGACGTATTCGGCTACCTTTGATTCAGCTGGGTCGATTACCTTCGCAACGGTCTAATCCGATGACTTGGAACACAATCACGGCAAATATAAACGGTAAGGATTATTCCTGTCATTACGATGGCAGGAATTTATCTATACCTTATGAAAAAGACCTATTGGAAAATTCCTTGTCTATTAAGTTGGATGATGAAATATACCAATGCCAAAATATAACAAATATCGCAGATCGCGATGAATTGCTTTTAATCGAACTAATAAAAGAGGAATCAGATGAATCCGCACAGGGGCGAAACAAAACTAAGTCTAGCAGGAAATAGTTACAACGTAAAATTGACGCTAGACGGTATTGCTAAAATAGAAAATAGTACGGGATGCTCAATAATCAAGATCGCGCAAAAGTTATCACAGGGCGATCTTACGGTTACAGAGATCGGTTCTATTCTGTTATACGCAATAAGGTCTGGTGGCAATAATGTCAGTCAGGCTGAAGTTAATACGATGATATGGAACGAGGGGCTTGTTAATTCGATGAAATTAACCGGCGACCTGATAACGATTGCGCTGGATACAGGCGAACAGGGAAAAGGATAAGCCGCGGTAGAGCGGCAGATAGCATTCCTTGGCAACGATACATCAGTATCGGGATCGGCATTATCGGCATACAACCAGATCAATTCTGGAATATGTCACTAAACGAATTTATATGCGCTCTCGATGGGTTCATGGAGTTTAATACTAGCGCAAAAAATACGCCCTTAACAAAGGCAGAACTTAACGAACTAATGGAGTTGTATCCAGACTAATGGCATCCGAAACCATAGACACCCTGATTATAAAAATTCAGGCAGACATGGAAGGTCTGCGGGCTGATTTATCAAAAACTGAAAAAGAACTCCAGAATTTTTCAAAGTCTGTTGATAAACAGACATCGTTTATTAGCGGATCATTCAAAAAACTTGGTGCAATAGCGGTTTCTTATTTTTCAATTCAGACTGTTAAATCGATATTTAATACTATTGATTCATTCCAGAAGCTACAAACATCGCTTATATCTGTAACTGGATCGGCTGAACAAGCTGCAACAGCATTTAATATGCTGCAAGAATTTGCTGCAAATACTCCATTTTCAATCGAACAAGTAACAAAAACATATATCCGATTAAAAGCATTTGGTATTGATCCAACCGTTGAAACATTAAAAGCATTTGGAAATATCGCGGCAGCAACAGGCAAGGACTTAGGACAATTTGCCGAAGCAGCATCTAAAGCTATTGTCGGCGAAATGGAAGGACTGAAACAGTTTGGTATATTAGCTATAAAAGAAAAGGATAAAATAAAATTAACTTTTCAAGGAACGACTACAGTTATATCTAATAATGCAGATGAAATAACAAAGTATTTACAACAAATAGGCAATGTTAAATACGGCGATGCAATGGCATTGCAGAATGAAACTGTAGGTGGGTCTATAGATAATCTTATTGATTCAGTTAAAAATTTAATAAATACACTTGGTGAATCTGGATTAGCGTCGGCATTTAGCGCAGCAACAAACGCAGCAGCTAGTTTTGTTAATGAAATAAATAAAGGTATACAAAGAGCAACCGAAGGTTACGATGCTCAAAAAGAATTAAATAGTGCTAAAGAGCAAGCTACAGAATTAGAAAATAAACTTAATAGTGCATTAAAAGAATCTGACGGTTCATATTCTGGATATATTTACAACCTTCAGGAATTATTAAAAAGTAAAAAAGCGGAAATTCTACTTTTAGAATCTGACGTAAAACAACAAAACGAAGGAACGGCGGCAAGAGATGCTAATAAAAAGGCTATTTTTGATCAATTAAAAGAAATTGATAAATCAACAATAGCGCAGAAAAAGAATCTCGATTACTTGCAACAAGAAATAGAATTATATAGAAATCTAGGCTTATCAGATGCTGCGCTTGAACGAAAAGAATTAGCTAATCAACTTAACGTATTAAATACAGAATATGTAAAAAATGCGCTTAGTGCAGAGCAATATGCTAGGGCAAGTAAAACATTAAATGACAGGTTAACAGAATTATCCGCGCCTTTAGAATTTATATCCAAAACAACCATACCTAGAAAACGGTTGAACACTACTGCTATCGATGAAGCAATGAGCGCAGTTATTCCAAAGGAAAAGAATCAGCTTGATGAATTTGCGGAAGCCGCAGGAAGCCTCAAAGATAACCTGATTAGTTTATCAATGTCAGGCATTGGTACACTTGAAGATTCTATGCTCAGTCTTGTTAATGGAACTAAGAGCGTAAAAGAATCATTCAGGGATATGACTAATTCGATTATAAATGACATTATCAGGATGACATTACGGCAGCAGATATCCGCGCCTATTGCAGCAGCCTTAGGCAATATAATCGGAAGCATGGCAGGCAATATAGTCGGCGGTGGTTTTCCTGCTGGTGGATCGCTCAATGAATCTGTATTGCAGCGACAGACTATGGACTTTTTCAAATCTAATATGACTTTAGGAAGAGCTGGCGGCGGTTATGTTGCACCTAATGTTCCGTATATGGTTGGCGAGCGTGGTGCAGAATTATTTGTACCAAGCGCAGCAGGTAAGATTGTAAATTCTGCAAGCATGAAATCAATGCCAAGACAGAGTACGATTGTAAATCAGAGTATAAATATATCCGCAGGAGTTGCCCAGACTGTACGGGCAGAGATGTATTCCTTATTGCCGCAGATTAAGAATGAAACAATCGCGGCGGTTACTAATGCACGATTGAGGTCAGCATAATGCCTTCATATCCTCTTAGTATGCCGACGAATGTTGGCATAAAATCTAGTGAATTTGGATTGCGTAGGGCAGTAGGAGCGACAATCTCGCCGTTCACCGGTCAACAGCAAGTATATTTGAATAATCTTGCACTATGGCAAGCAGTATTTAATCTGCCATTGATGAATAGATCACGAGCGTCAGAATGGCTGGCATTTTTATCAGAATTAAATGGGCGGTATGGTACTTTCCTAGCTGGCGATCAGGATTGCAAAACTATTCAGGGCGTTGCTACAGGTACGATATTAGTTAACGGTGCACATTCTATTGGAGACACGACAATAGATATGGACGGGTTCGCAATATCGACAAATAATGTTTTTAAGAAAGGCGATTATTTACAATTTGGATCAGGCTCATCAAGTAAATTACATATCGTTGTTG